AGAACTGTACTGAGTCGTAACGGTCGTGCTTAAACCTTGCCCATTGACGGTTGCGTTAAGGGTCGCGAGGTTTTGATTGAAGTTAGTTGTCGCCCCCAACGTCACAGTTGGAATGGGGTAAGCGCTGGATGCAACTACACCAAGCATCAGGCGCTCAAATCACCAAGAGCAACCCATGTGTCAGTCGCCCTTTTGATAAGCGAAGCAGGAGACCATTGAGCACGAAGTTTCAGCCCAATCGCGGTATTGATTGTGACACCAGCACCGGCTGTGAGGGTTGTTTGACCAGCGCCAGTCTGAAGGACATCAATGACGGTTCCCACAGGGAAAGCAACGCTTGAGTTAGGAGGAACAGTCAGCGTGTTCGCAGACGCATTCCCGACTTCTACAAGTTTGCCAGCGTCGGCAAGAACAAGGGTGTACGAAGCAATCTGCGCATTCGTTGTTATGGGACGTTTGGCGACCTTATAGTCAAGGCTCGCCGTGTCTGTTGAACTCGTGATGCCAACCTTCGCCTGCAACGCTTCAACAGCATCATTGATGTCGGAATGTTGAACAGCGTGGTCTGGCGATGCCAGAGTGTCGGTTGAGACAGGATTGCTTAGAGCGTCTAAAGAGGTGGGAAAGTTTGTCGCCATCGCGACGTCCTCCTTAGTCCAGTGTCAAAGTGAGAGATGTAATCTCAAACGTGTCACCAGCAGTAACAGCGGCGGATGCTGACAAAGCGCCAGTCCACAAGCAGTTACCAGAAGTAGACGCGTCCCACATTGACCAGTGCGTGTAGGTTTCCGTAGCGGCAACGTTTGTCCATGACAAAGTAGCGCTGGAAGCCTTAGAACCAGCAGAAGCCGAACTCCAAGAGACAGCCTTACGGCTTGATTCAGTAGCAGGAGAGGCTGTGCCATCTTCACCAGCGTCACCGAGATGCAATTTCACGTAGCAAGTTGTGACAGCTAACGATGTGTTGCCGAGGGTGTCAAGCAGTTTCAATTCTGCGTAGTTAGAGATACTCATTTGTCATCCTCCCCGACGACTGGTGTGTCCTCAACGGACACGGACTTTGTTGTTTTTGCCTTTGACGCTGGTTTATCAGCAGGCTTTGACAAAGGCTTTTGAGCATCGGCATAAGCCTTTGCCTCTTCAGCGCTGACTTCACCGAGATAGCGACCCGACTCAAGCATCTTCACGTTTCTAAATGAGGAAACGTCAAGGATGGTGCCTGACTCTAGGTACTCTCCACGCCCTTTAGGGATTCGCTTAGTAACTTTGCGCAACATGATGTTTTCCTTCTGCTCTGAGATTGGTGTCCGCCCATACTAGACGAACGGACACCCAACTCTAGAGGTTATTAGGCGACTACGCCGTTCCAGAAGTAACCGAGGTCGGTCGCGATGACTTTCATGTCAAACGCAACTTCAGCCTCAATACGGTCAGCGCGAAGGCTGTCCATACGAAGTCGGCTGGAACCAATGGTTGCACCAAGTCCTGCAGAAACGCCTGTCCATGACATGACGTAACCAGCAGATGGTTGGAGCAAGCCCGGCGATGGAGCCGAGTAGCAGAGGAGGGCGTGCTTGCCGTGTGTGAAAGCGTAAGCGCCTGTGCCACCTTCGTTGTTCGTTGCCTTGACAGCCTTAGCCACAAGAACACGGTCAACGTCAAACAAACGAGCCATCATGTCTGATGTGATTGTGTTGCTGGATGTGTACTTGAGACGGTCAACAAGGTCTGGGTGGTTCTTGAGAACACGGAACACGTCGTAACCAAGTACGAGTGTGTTTGGTTCAAAACCTGTGGTTCCAAGAATTGCCGCCTTAGCGGTTTCAATGTCGTCCATTGGGTCGCTGTTGGTGTAATCGCTCCACTCATCGTTACCCGATGGTGAGACTTCGTTAGCCCAAACGCTCGCTGAGAAGAAGTTGTTAACGAACTCGGTCTCCATCTTGAGCATCAAACGGCTTGTTACGAACTCTGCGGCTTCGCGGTCAACGTTGATTGGTGCGTCTGCGTTTGCGCGAGTCTGGTCACCGATGTCCTTGTGGAAGGCGTAAACGTCTGCCTGATAGGTGCCAGTGGAGATGTTGTAACCGCCACCTGCTGATTCGGTACCGTCCGCGCGACGCTGTGCTTCGTCACGGAACCAGTCGTTCTTGGTGTATGTGAAATACTTGTCCGACTGCTTCTCAACAGGAACAATCGGGAATACGCGAGAGGCAATAAAGTTTTCCTGCCTCTGCATATACGCGACCGAAATGTTGGTCAGAATGGCGTCTACATGGACTTGGTTGCTAGTTGGCTGAGGCATTGTTCTCTTCCTTTTCCTTTAGATTCTTACTTACGCCGCGCGGTGAGGGTTGGAGCAGTTAATGAGGGCAGTGAGGATTTCTAAGTCCGCACCAGCGGCGAGGATTACAGTTCCAACAACGTATTCGGTTGTGTCTGTCCCCGGAACTTTTGCGTCAGCCTTGCCAGTTGACGCTGTGCCGATAAGGACACCTTCGTCAATGGAAGCACCAGCGACAACCTTTGAGCCACCAACAACTGTGATGACTGCTTCTTCACCAGAAGCAGGGTCGTTTTGAAGTACGCCGATTGGCTTGTCAGTTGCACCTGAGCAAAGCACTGCAAGTCCTGACGAGTTGATTTTCACGAAGTAATACTGCTTCGCGGAGAGGTCTTCACCTGCTACGAGAGTGATTTTGACGGCTGAGTTGGCGATTTCGTATGCCATGATGGTTTGTTTCCTTCCTTAACGGCGCTTCTCGGCGACGTATTCGTGGTAGAGGTTTGGGTCGGCTGAGATGAGGTCAACAACAGCCTGTTCAACTGTTGATGCCTTTCCATCAGCGACAAGCGACTTAGCCATTGCTTGAACTTTGCCGTAAGCATCGCCCGTGTCTGGTCGTCCTGCTGTGCCGATTTCAGCGAAGATGTTTGCTGATTCGGCTTGTGCGTTAGCGGCATCAAGTGCCTTAGCGATTGTTTCTGCGAGTGGCGCGTCAACGTCTGAGAGGCGACGCATTGCTTTGCCGACTTCAGTGGCGTCTACAGGGAGCAAGCCCCATGCTGACTGTGCCTTAGCAACGAACTCTGCGTCACGGCGCTCTTCGCGTTCTTTGCGAAGTTCGGCGCGAGCGTCGTCTGCTTCAACCTTTGCCTTGTTGAGCATTTCGCGAACAGCCTCGGGGACTGATTTCATCATGTCCTCTTCGTCTTCGTCTTCTGCTTCAACTTCAACTTCGGCGAGGAAGGCAGGCTTTTTCTTTGCCTTTTCAACTTCCAGAGCCTCTTCAAGTTCTGCGATGCGCTCTTGCGCTTTTACCAACGACTCGGTGATTACATCAGCCTCGGTCGTCTCAATTGCTTCGGTCTCTTCTGACACTTCTGCTCCTTCAGTGGTTTCTGGGTTTTGGTTTTTCATAACAACCCACCCTTCGTTTAGATGAGCAGGGTGGTCTACGCCTGAAGTCTCTACGACTTTAAGTTTGACCATCTTGCGAGCACCCATTTGCTAAGAGTGTAGTGACGCACTAGTACGTCTACACAACTTGAGTGCGGTTTAGAGTCTGTTGTTGCTAATCAGGTCAGACTCGGACGCGCCTAAGTCCATCGCAACAGACGACCATGCGCTTGCCAGCGACATTGATATCGCGGCTTCTGTTTGGAACTTGCGAGAGTCACGGTCAAGAGCCTGCGCCATCTTCTCGGCTTTTGGATTGTTGGGTTGCGCACGACGGACTGCAGTTGCGCGTTCAGCGTAGGCATTGCTGTCTCTCATGGACACAGCGAAATCTTGGTCGTGTTTGTGCGAGCGACCAATTGCATCGCTTTTGGTTGCTTTACCCATCATCGCTTGTTCTTGCGCAATGGAACCAGCGTCGTGGTACATCGCACCGTCTTTAGCGTTGGAGAGTATTTTTGCTGATTGTGCAACTCCAGCGTCGCCTGCTTTTGAGCCAGATGGCTCAGTGCCAGCCTGATGAGCCTCTCCAAAGCGTTCTTTGTAGGCTTGCCGAGCGCCAGCACGACGCTCTTCAAGCATTCCGACGACTTCTTTGTCGCCATTAGACCTCGCAAACGCGAGTTGTGACGTAATGGACTCAATCTCCTGATGGGCTGATGCTTTATTCTTAGCCGTTCTCACATCGCTAGAACCACGGTCTGACTGGCTCTTCTGACCTCCGCCACCTTTGCCACCATGCGAGGCTTGATTGGCGTGACCGGGGTGTTTGGCAACCAACGTACGAGCCTTTGCTACGGCACGCTCAACCTCAACACGGGCGTGTCCACGACATTCGCGAACTCCACCAGCCTTCTCAACGTCGGACACCACAAGCGCCCATTCGTCTTCGCGCAGGTCAGTCACCAAAGCCAACCCGTCCATCAATGCCTTATCAGCGTCTTTCATTTTGGCTCCTATTCAAACGTTCCACCGACGCCAGTCCACGCTTCACGATGGAGACTCAACAAATTGTCAACTTCGGCGACGTGCTTATCAATTGCGCGAACTGCGATATTGCGCACTGCAGGACTTAGTTGTCTTACGGCGTCGCTACGCGTTTCTCTTAACTGGCGACGAACACTAATGATTTGGTCGTGCTGTTTTTGAGGTTTTCCAGATGACAAAAGGGTGAGGCTTTCAGCCGCCGAACTGAGTGAGTCGTTAATTCCCATCAACTCAACCTCGTCAATGTCTGTCATCTTTTTGGAAGCACCATCTTTGCCATAAATCTTTTGGTTCATTTCATTTGAGTGAGCGCCCATATTCTCGGCGGCTTGATTTGCACCGTAGCCAACCTTGTCGCCTGCTTCGTCTTCTCGTCTAGAATTTGCGCGTCCTGCAATGTCAGAGGATGGGGAGCCACCTTTGCCTTTGCCTCCACCGTGACTTGCCTGATTCGCATGACCCGGGTGCTTGAGGACTTGCTCTACTGCTTTGGAGACTTGCGCACCGAACCAACCATCAAGGTTGCGTAGTCCTTTGCTGGCTACTTCGGTTTCAAGGTTTGCGAAGTCGGCATCGCTCATTTTGGCGAGGGCTGTTGCGCGTAGCGCGTTGAGGGTCACGCGTTCTGCTGGTGTCATTTCGTTCATGCTTCTCCTATCACGGTCATGCCGTTGTCTAAACCTACCTCAAGTCGCTCGGCAGAGCCACCAATGGAATAACCAGTGATTTCGCCGTTCTTGACCATGTCCCACGCCCAATCGTCCCATTTGACGCCCAAAAAGACCGTCCCAGAGGGGTATTCAACCTGCTCAATACGTCCATCGGACTTGCGCATCGGGACGTTTACGGGGAAAGGCATCGTCATCGCTTCAACCCACTCGCCAGCGACCACTTCGGTGTTGTGCTGGAGACGGATGGCTCGGTCGCCTGACTTGACGTAATCCCAGAGTGCTTTCTGCAACTCCTCGGGGTCTGTCCATTCGTCGTGGGCGTCGTACTTGTTCGGGATGTACCACGGGGCGAGCGTGAACTTCTGCTCCTCCATGACGTCCAGCGTGACAGCCTTGTTGACGCGGTCAATTCCTGCCAACACATCGTTCGCCCAAGTGCGTCCAGCGTCTCCGCCCCACGCCGCCCATGCGACACGACCAGCCGACGGGAAACCGTCCTCGCCGGGACTCCAACCTTTGCCCTGCTTGTCCACCTCATGGCGTGCAAGATAGGAACGCATCCGTTTGACAGTCTCAAGTGACACGTTGCTACCGTTGGAAAGGTCGCGCGCGCGTGCGGAACCGACAGCCGTGAAACCATCTCCAGCGTGACCGTCGGCAATCCACTTCATTGCTTTCTTAGCCTCATCCTGAACGCCCTGTGGAGGGCTGAAAGAGTCAGATGCTTTGACCATCGCGTGGCTCATTAAGTCCTCGGGGATAATCCAAAACTTGCAGAGTCCGTTAGGGGAAATGTCGCCCTCTACCCATTCGCAGGCACGCCCACCTCGGAACGCGACACAGTTGGTGCAGTTCATTCCTTCGGCGACGAAAGGGTTGTCGTCGCCGTCCATGTAGTGAGCACCGTCAGCGCCGTTGCCACGGTCAAACCGACCGAAGCGCTCTACGATTTGTTCAGTTGCTTCGTAGATGACCTTCTGACGGAGCGTGACGTTGTAGACGGTGTACTCAGACGCATCTTCCGTTTCGGTTGCTGGTTCAGGCTTGGTTGGCATTGTTCGTTAGCGTAGCAAAGAGAGTGACGCTACTAACCCCTAGTAGACGATGCCTTCGGAGTCGTCGGCTTCAGCCTCGGACTCTTCAACGCCAGTCACTTCAAATTCATACGGTGGTTCATCAACCGACAAATAGTCCCTCATCATTTCTTTCCACGTCGCAACGACAATGTGAGGTTCTTTAGAATTAATGTCTGGCGCGACAAAGCCCGGCACAGCAACAGGGACTTCATCTGGGAATGTGTAGGTTGAAGCAAAGATGGCAAACTCGTCGGGGTACAAAACCCACTTGTCGTCTTCCTCCATGACGTGCGCTTCACGCTGGTCTGAGTATCCGTCAATTTTCATGCGTAAGCCAAAACTCCCATAACAAAGTTTAAGTGGTCTTCATCGGCAATGTCGTGCGGATAGTCTTGACGTTTATAGAGGGATTCTATGCCCATCGTCATTATCTCCCAATTGTTACGACGACCTCCGCCATTGTAAACTTTGCCTGAATATGGGTTTGCCCATGCATCCTCAATAGCAACTTCGTCTTTTCTATATCCTCCACCCTTACGGATGTCGTTAAGTTTTTGTGGTTGTTGTCCTTTTGCGCGACGATGCGACATCACAAACTCTAATTGTGGAATTTGATAGTTCATGTCCTCAACAGCGTGAGTCGCCTCATGCAAAAGAGTAGATGCGCGTCGCCCAGTTCCTTTTTTACCATCGGTCTTAATTTCTGCTTTAGACGAACTCCAATGACCACGCCCCGAAGTCGCGTTTACATTCATTCGTGGGAAAGCACCAGTGTTCCACAACTCATCAGGGATTTTAACTAACTCAGCCCGTAACTCCGCCACTGCTGGTTTGCTTCCAATCAACGTTTGTGCTGGCTTGTCTGTCATGGTGCGACCAGAATCAATCAAGACTGACCTGATGATTTCAGCGTTCTGTTCGGGAGTTACTCCGCCATCCTTAATCAATCTTTCCCTGTTCCTGATTTCCTTTGCGACAGCATGGTTAGCGTTAGCCACTTCCGAAAACAAACCGTTTATTCTGTTTTCCTCATCCTTTAGCACTTTCATTTTGCCACCAGACATTTCCAAAGAACGCTCAACTTTCTGAGCACCCCACCTTCCCTCTGTTAAAACCGCCGCATACTCCTCTTGAGCCTTTTTGTCATCAGGGAATCGCTCTTTTGCTCGTTGCTTTCTCCAAGCGTCACGCTCGTCCGCATTTACAACTTCGCCCCGTTTGCCAAAGAGACGGTTATATTCGCGCATCTCTTTAATTACTCCAGCCCTGTCAGCATCCAATCCGTCAATCAACCGTTCACTTTTCGTTTTGGATATTTGTAGGTCTATTCTGTCATTCAACTCAACATCTAATCTGGGACTTGCCATTACCTCTGCATCAATTTTCTCGCGGTGCGTTGCTCTTTGAGCATCCACTTCATCAACACGCTTTTGCGTCAATGCTTTATCCTTTTTGAGCACTTCAACTTCGGATTTCGCAGTTTCAACCACATCTTTACCGAGCGACGCACGCCGTCTGTCCACCTCACCACGAAGAATTGCACCCGATTTAATAACAGCCTCTGTAACCTCTAACTCTTTTGCGGATGGTTCTTTTGTTCGCGTTTGGCTGTTGCGTTCATCCGCCATGACATCAGCAACGGTGCGACCACCAGTTGCTTTGTCAACAAGAGCCTGCGCGTCTTTGATTGCTTTAGCGCCTTCTTTGTCGGTTTTGGGTTTTGGTGTGACAACCTCAGTAGGCTTCGGAACTTCAGCGCCTTCGCCTTTCGCTTTCACACGTTTCTCGTGCGCTTTGCCAGCCAGACGCGCGGCGCCACCATTCGCGTAGCCAGCCTCTTTCGCGACTTCCTCCCACGTTTTACCTTGCTCGTGAAGTTCCCACGCTTGTTTCTGTTTGGCGTGAGCCGTGTCACGAGGGGCGCTAACGCCTCCACCACCACCGTGGGTGCGTTGGTCGTGCTTGCCGGCGAGATGCTTTTCGGTAACTGTGGTTGTTTGAGACACTTGGGTAGAACGCTTGTAGTCGCTCGCCTTGCCAGCAAATCTAGACACATCAATCATTGCGCACCACCGTCACATCAAGAAGCGACACACCATCAACAATTGATGTGCCTGTAACTTCGTACATCGTCATGCGAGGCAATATCACTTCTGCTCCAATGCTAAACCCAACCATAGACGCGTCCTCAGAATTGGGTTGTAACTTTTGTCCGACTGCTCGGTTGCTCGCCATGTCTGCCGCAAGGGCAGGGCTTTCAGCAGGAACTTTAATGCGCAGGATAACAGGGTTACCTGAAAAGGTATCCCCCATAGCAAAAGAAGTAGCCACAA